TTTGTACTTGGGCGAGCTATACACTCTCCCGGTCTTAGTTGCCCTCCACAGGCGGTTCACGCTTGGCGGGTACGGCAGGGTAAGCCGGATCATTCTTTGTCCTTTTGCGAGCTGCCAGATACCTCTGGAGCGCCCTGTAAACATCGGCCTCGTGGGCCTTCAGCCTATCCGCTATCTCGGCAGTATTAAGCCCCTTGTGCCACAGCATCCCCACAACAACGTAGGAGATCTTCTTAGTCATAGAGATCGGGTCGAAGTTTTTGGCGCGGGATGCCGGTGATTTTCGAGATCTGCGACAAGTGCCTAAACGGAACCGACCTCCATTGATTAACGGCGGCGCGTGTGACGTTGAGCTGCCGAGCCAGTTCAGACATCGAACCGACAGCGGCAAACACTTCGAGGAGTATCGGGGTCTTGTTTTTCATGCCGGGCAAGATGCCGAAAATTGACAGGCGTGTCAACTTTTGGAAAGGAACCCTTGACGGGCTTTCGCGCTGCGACTACATTCGACCCGTGATTGATATGGAGACACACAAATGAAATGGTCAGAAAATATTACGAATATCGCTGCTGCTCTAGTGCAGCTCCAATCCGAAATCGAAGGCGTGACAAAGACCGCCAGCAACTCGCACTTTAAGAGCAAGTATGCAGATCTACCTACCGTAATCGCAGCACTTCGTGAGCCGCTTGCAAGAAATAATCTTTGCGTTCTCCAAAGCCCGCACAAGGTCGATGGTGGTGTCGAGGTTGAGACAATGGTCCTGCATAAGTCAGGCGAATGGATCAGCGATGTTTGCTACATCCCGATCAACAAGTGGGATGCCCACGGCATGGGCAGCGGGATTTCCTATGGCCGGAGATACGGGCTCATGGCTATTTTCTGCATCGGCACCGAAGATGATGACGGCAATGCCGCTGTCGAAAAAGGCCCGTCGAAGCCTGTCACGGACGTTGTTTATAAAGAGGGCCTCAAGGCCGCTAATGTCAGCAGCAAGGCTCTCACCGCGTGGTGGAGTGCATTGAGCGAAGAAGAGCGTGAACAGGTCTCTGCGGATCAACGCATAGATCTGAAAGCTCGCGCCAAAGTTTACGATGAAAAACAATAAGAGAGCAAATAATGGAACAGAGAACTGAAGAGTGGTATGCCGCTCGTCTTGGCAAAGTCACAGCGTCACGCGTCAGTGATGTAGTTGCGAAGACAAAGAGCGGTTACTCGACCAGCCGAGCCAACTATATGGCAGAGCTGGTTTGTGAGCGGCTAACTGGGAAACAGGGGGACTTTTTCCAGAATGCTGCAATGGCGTGGGGGACAGAGAAGGAACCTCTTGCCAGAGGGGCCTACGAGGAGCGTAACGGTATTCTCGTAGAAGAGGTTGGCTTTGTCTCCCACCCTACCATTTTGATGGCTGGTGCATCTCCTGATGGACTTGTGGGTGATGATGGTCTCGTTGAGATCAAATGCCCAAACACCGCCACGCATATTGACACGCTGTTAGATAAAGAAGCGCCGTCGAAATATGTGAACCAGATGCAATGGCAGATGGCTTGCACTGGCCGAGCATGGTGCGATTTCGTATCATATGATCCGCGTATGCCAGAGAACATGCAGTTCTTCGCCACGCGTGTCATGCGAGATAATTTTCTCATCATTGAGCTGGAACGTGAGGTCGAAAAGTTCTTGTTCGATCTGGATCAAAAGATCATCAAACTGAAGGAAACAACAAATGGCCTATGAGCGCAAAAATAATACAGGATCTCTGTTTAAGAACGACAAGATCACCAGCGAAAAATCGCCTCAGTATAAAGGCACCGTGCTGATCGATGGTGTCGAATATTGGCAATCGGCTTGGGTTAAAGAGACCAAAGACAATCGCAAGTTCTTCGAACAGGCTTTCACACGCAAAGATGCACCGGCAGAAAAGCCAGCGCCTCACGGAGAAACCAACGACGAAGTGCCATTTTGATGGACAGCAATCTGCCGCTCTCGGAACAGTTCCGCATCATCGCTAAAAAATGGGTTTATGCGGATTCTGCGGCCAACATCTTGGAGGAGAGCAAGTCTGCTTTCCTTTCCAAAAGCATGGCCGATCTTGGCGATATGCCGGTGTCGAAGGCTGAGATGACCGTCAAGGCATCTTCGCAATGGACCGACTACATCAACGAGATGGTTGAGGCGCGAAAGAAGGCGGCTCTCCTGAAAGTGCAGCTAGAGTATATCCGTATGCAATTTAGCGAATGGCAATCACATGCAGCCACACGCCGCGCAGAAATGAAACTTTAGGAGAAACATATGACCGAAGATAAAGTGTTCGAAAACCTTCTTGATAAATTGGATGAGGTGATAGCCGACCATGAGGCAATAGTTGCTTTGGAAGCTGTGTTCACCGTGGGCGCTGGAATTATTTGCGATGTCGCAAACAACAAAAAAGATGCAATAGTCGTACTGGATGATTGCATCAGAAATATGCGCGAATTAATTGATCAATATTTAGAAGCGCATAATATGAATTAAATAATAGGTTGAGATGAAACTATGAAACGTGTTCGCATAACAGCGAAAATGAGGGTGGATATTTTCACGCGGCACTTTGGCATTTGTCACCTGTGCAGCATGAAGGTCGTGCCCGGACAAGATTGGGATGTATCACATGAAATACCTTTGGAAGCGGGTGGATTGGACGATGCCAGTAATTGGCTTGTCGCTCATCGCACTTGTCATCGCCAACACACAGCTAAGGTAGACGCGCCTTTGATCGCCAAGGTCAAACGCATTCACCAGCGGCACATCGGCGCGAAAAAATCCAGAAACCCTATGCCCGGGGGGCGTGGGTCTAAATGGAAAAAACGTATGGATGGCTCGGTTGTTCTGAGAGATCAGGATGGCTGATCACCCGTACGGCGAATACGATGGCTTCAGGGAGCGCCTATTTGGATCTAGGGCGGCTATGGAGGCTGTGAAGGCATGGTTGGAGCGCAATGGCCGCAAAGTCGTTATGCCCGAGCTTATGGTCTTCCCGGAGGGTAGTGATTATCGTGGCTATGCAGACAACGGAGATCTATTCATTGTCGATCCCATCGCGGGTCACATGAGAATTGAGATTAAGCATTTGCCTGAGAAGAATTTCGATGGCCCGGACAACTGGTCCTTTAAGGAGATCTTGATCTCGAAGAAAGGATCTGTAGACCGCGCCAAAGGATCAGTCACAGCATACGTCACCGTGAATGCTCAAATGACCCATGCCGCTATCGTTCTTGGCTCGACAAAAGATAGCTGGTATGTGACAGAGAAGTTCGCAAGAAACCAAAATCAGTTTGAGGTCTACTACGCCTCACCTCTTAAGAATATCATTTATCGGAGGATTAAATTGTGAAATATCTGCTCACAATGAATATGCCATCCGCACAGAACTATCTTGTGCATCAGATTACAGTCGAACATGAAACAGAAGATTGCACTGAATTTTGCGAGCTTCTAAATCAACATGAATTTATCACCTGCCGTCTTCTCTATCGAAAAAGAAACCAACGCGGCGAAACCGTTTGGCAAGATAGAGGCGACATGGTGCTAAATAGCGCACATATTGGGAAAGTGCAGCTTTACATTGAGAGAGAGGAATATAACGATGATGAAGCATACGGAAATTTTGGGACAGACAATCAATACGCTCCGGGAGCGCGGGGCCCAATACGGCCCAGAAGAGGCGTGCTTTGAGCGCATCGCTACGCTTTCCTCAATCGTCCTGAATAAATCAATTTCGCCTTATGACATTGCTATGATTCTTCACTGCGTGAAGCTTGGGCGTCTTCAGGAAAACCGCAACAACGCGGACAACTACATCGACGGCATTGCATATCTGGCTTTCAGCGGCCAGTTCGCAAACCTGACAAACTCAGTCAGTATCGCTTTGGAGGACGATATTGCAGCAATGGCGAGCAAGCTTGCGCCGCTTAAATATTCGGTCCCCAAGCCAGAGCAGCAGACCGAAAATAGCGCATCTTAATAATATAGGGGGCGGCTGCTTAGGTGGTCGCCCCACCGC